TGAGTAGGAAACTCTTTGTTCCTTAGATCAAAGCTCACACTAACACCCGTTTTCTACGACGTATATTTTTACGTTCTCTAGGTGTCGTACCGCCCCAGATGCCATCAAGACTAGCATCTTTAACTGCATAGTTAAGACAGTCTAAAGTTAACGGACAGCTATTGCAAATAGCCTTAGCCTCAAGCGTAATACGACGATTGTCATAATCTTCTGGAAAGAAAATCTCTGGATCCACGCTTGCGCAAGCCTGTGTTCCATCAAACGGTGCTGATTCCAAATAGAGATCCATACTCTTCGAACTTCCCCTCTTCCCAGTCCCATAGCAGATCACTTGTAGCCGGTCCGCAGTTACGGCTTGCAACAATACGTAGTTCACGGGAAGTGTCATCGTCTTCATCTTGCTTTTGAAGTCCCAAAATTACATCTGAGTCTTGATAGAAAGAAGATGAGTAACCAATTGCATCAGCAGATACTTGGCGCTTCTTCATCTTCCATAACAAGACTTGAGTAGAAATAACTATAGGAACTTTCTTAGCCATAGCTAAGTGTTTTAGATTTCTAGTTATGTTAGTTAATGCTTGAGGGCTATTGGACTCACCAGTAACCTCATCAGTCATCAAATACACACCATCTACAAATACAATGTCTGGACGGATCTTATCAATCTTTGCAGCAAGACCTGTAACAGTCATTGCAGATACGGAGTCCGTTAAATAAAACTTATGCATCGCTTCCATGGCCTTCAACTCATCCATGTAACGATCTTCTTCAGCTTTAGTCAGGGCCCCGCGAATGAGCCGGGAGTGTGCAATGCGGGCACGCATCGAGTCGTGTCGTTGTTGCTGCTCTAAGTTGGTCATCTCAAAGGATTGAAACATTGGAACGAAACCGTCCCTATGTACGTTGACTGCCATCTGCATAGCAAGAACTGATTTACCGGTCTTAGGTGGCGCAATGATTGTTACTAACTGTCCTGGTTGTAAACCTGCAGTTGCTTCATCAATAGTTTTAAACCCTGTAGCAAAACCAAGCAACCCATTAGGACGGGTCTTGATATTGGTGTAGTCATCAAATCTCTTAGTTGCGTTATCTGTTAAGTCAATGTCCCCTGACTCACGTACGCCCTCGTCGATTAACTTTGCTACTCCCTGACTAAGTACAGAGATGGCAGCGTTGTGATCCCCGCTAGCAATTGCTTCTGATGCATCTTGAACTACAGTGATTGCATGCTGACGTTTTCTATACTCTACAAGTTGATCTACTAAATACTCAAGGGTGTCATCTACAGCAAGTAAGCGATAGGTGGGAAAGTTATCTAGGACAGTAACAGCGGTAGGTACTTCCTGATACTTAGTCCAGTGCTGACGTAAGAATCGCCACACTTGTTTATTCTCATCAACAAAGAACCAGTCATCAGCAACTCCGGACTCAAGAAGAGGAGTTATATCTCTAGTTCGTATGGCTCGGGAAAGTAACCTGACTTCATTATCAGCTGCCACTTATAGCCTCCCCATCTCTAAATACTTACTGCCGTACCTTAGACCCCTAGAAGGGATATCCACAACTCCTTTGAGTTCTGGACGGTAAGGAAGTTCTGCTATCAAATCTGCTACTACTGGATACGCATTGGCATAGTTAAATGGATTAGTACCTAGATTGTCAAGGTCTTCAAGTACTTCTTTCATTTCTTTTTTTGTGTATCCAAAGCCAACTAATTCTAATGAGTACCCATGCTTTTCAGCAAACCTCCAAAATAGAGATAAAGACTGACGGTTGTAGGTGCTCTCCTCATTAAAGACTGGGATCCCCAAAACTTTTTTAACTGTGGGGCGTCTATCAAGAATGCAGTCTAAAGTTACTACAACTCTTTTAGGAACTTCATTAGATATATCGCCCCCACGCATGCCTACAGTACTTCGATCTTACCGTAGTTAATTAATAACTGTCTAAAAGCATTTGGATCTTTACTTGCTACAGCAGCGTCAAGTTTAGATGCCTTAGTTGAAATCTCTGTTGGATAAATACCACCGTTATCGTCCATACGAGAACGGACAAACCTGACGTGTTTGCAAGAACTACGGGACCCATAACCATTACAGTTACAACGAAGTTTTAAAGAAGAAACATTAACCTGCACTTCGTGAACTCCTGTATCGGAAAGAAACAGTTGTGTTGCTTGCCAGTAACTCATTGATGTCCTCATCTACGTCGATCCCCTCTCGCTATTATGTCAATTGGAATGAAAGCTTCGTACGCAAAACTACCCATAGCTTCGCCATACACCGTACCCCAACTTTTCAATGGAACGTTAGTAGTTACAATAGTTGGAAACCCAGCATTGAACCTAGAGCGTAGTAAAGCATCAAAAGTGTTCTCTGCCCAACCGGTTGTAGTCCTGTGCTCCTTGCCAAGATCGTCTAGAACAAATGTTCGAACGTTATATTCTCTAGAACCCTCTCCATAGATCCCATTGATCATAGTTTCAACGCTATCGTCAAAATCAGACCACTGGTTCTTCTGGACCCGAAGAAGCTTCGGATAGTCCATAAACATGGCTGGTCGCTTTGGGTTCAAATCTGGCAGGCCCCAGGACTCCCTAGACATACCTCTAATAAGCTCCTGGAGGGCCGTAGAGGCGAGAGTAGTCTTGCCGTGACCTGGTTCACCTACCAGAAGCAATCCACGTCCGCAATTAGGGTTTCCGGCTGCCTGGATTACTTTTCCAGACTTGACCATCTCAACCCACATCTTGACCTTTTCCAAGGAGTCAGAGGGTTCAATATCTGAGAACTCCCACCCAACAGTTTTCATTGGGAGGTTGGCTCCGTTGATCTGTGCCCTGATACTTCCAGGCAATTCTGCGATGTTATACATTACCCCTCCAACATCTTAAGTAACTTCTCTTGATGTGCCAACATATCTTCATCTAACTTTGTAGATTCTGCAACTTGACTTACAAGTCCGTGAATTGTTCCGTAGTATTTCATGAAACGTTGGTAGATAGGCAAACCTACACCAATATCGTGAAACATTCTAGGATCCTCAAAGAACATCCGCATGCCTTTTAAAATTGAGATGTCCTCGACACCCTCTCCTACTCTTTTGTTAATCCAAGTAGCAAGGTGTTTTGCGTTCATCTGATTAGGTGCGTTGTTTGTGTTGACAGCAGAAAGCAGATCATAGAACTCAGCGCATAAGTCACGAGCAATCCAGTCTTCCTCAGGGATATTAATCCTTTTCCTGGATTCACGCTCTACCTTAGTTTTCTTAAGTCGTGCCCCACCTACTTTTAAAGCACTGACTTTTCCAATAGCGCCAGAGTCATCATCTGTCTCCATAGCTAACTTGCGCTTTGGATTATCGGGGGTTGTGTTTTCTTCTAGTCCTGGCCATCCCACAGCAGTATCTCCTTTTCCTTTTTGGGGCGCAGCCCCTATAGATACAGTTACGTTAGTAACTGTATCTATATTTGTATCACTAGTAGATATATCACTAGTACTAGTCAGCTTATTACTGTCAATGTATAGAACGCCTGATAATCCGTCGTCGGTGAACTTTAGAATAGTTCTCCATTGTCCAGAGTTATCTTGATGTCGTACAGCTTTAATATACTTATGAAACTTAAGTTCTGCCATAGCATTGCGAATAGCGTCACGCCCTTCAGGTACAGAAGCTGACATTTCTTGTGCGGATAGAACTCGACCCACTTCTACGTAGTAGGCAAATAAACCTCTAGCACGAAGCGAAAGGTTTGGGTCTGAATACGGTGACTTCATAATCTCCTCCTTCTCGGAAGAGATACTCTATAGCGGGGGTACCCTTCTTGGCAAACCGCGGGTTACACGTTCTGGGGTGCCTGTTACTAGGTTCTCAATAATTACGGAGGAAGTTAACCCTAGGAAAGCTGAGGCTAGGACGTAAAAGATCTGGTCCCAGCCTATAGGGCGCAGGACTAAGCAGGCTACTGTGCTCATAGAAAGGGCAAGTAAGCCTCTCCATTTTCCTAAGGATATTAATAGTTCTTCTATGGCCGTTAATACGCAGGCCACCGCCCAAGCAGCTACTAGTAGTTCAGTCATAGGCTGAAACCTACTCCCTAAAAATAACCTTGTCAAGGTGGAAGGTGCGTCCAACACCTGTTGAAGATGGGCTACACAAGACCTCTACCTTTGCGTAAACAACTCCTGTATTAGAGAATCTTGCAGACCCCACTACCTCTGTAAAGGCTAGGTCAGCTGCTGTTCTTGTGAATGAAAACGTTGTTTCAGTTACTGCTTCAATAGTTGTTGGTCCAGACAAAGCTACATTGTTATTTACGACAATAATTAGTTCTTCTCCAACAGAAAATTTGTGAGCTCCCACAGTTGTTAAGGTTACGTAGTTGTTAAGAACTTCCGCACCAGAGATAAAGATTGTTTTATTACCTGGAGCTACAACATCTACGTATGCCCAACGATCATGCCTATTTAAAGTAATCTCAGAGGTTTTTTCTCTTAAAAACCCTGTGCTTTCTGCATACCACTTTATCTTTAAAGTATAGGTTCCATAAGCATCTTCGTTTTCTGGTTTTACAGCAACAGATGCGTAATATCCTGTAACAGCTTCAATAGGTATTAGGTTGCTTATAATTCCAAAGTCGGAATCTGCTGTTGCAGTTACTTTACAGAATGCGGCTCCTTGAGTAAGAAGTTCATCATAGATTGTTCCTCGAGAAACAGATCTTTTAAGTACAGAAGATTCGCCATTCCAACCATTTAAATTTAATTCAAATGATGGGGAGTCTAAAAGTGTTCCTGTAATTTCATTAAGAGAAACGTCTGATTCGTGAGTTTTAACAGACCAGGTAGATCCTAGTGGCATAACTAAGTCTAAAGAAGAAGATAGACGTTGGTATTTTTCTTGATATCGGGTGCCGTAAAAACTAAAACCAGCGTTAACCATAGAAGAATATGCGTAAGAGACACTCTCACCAGCTTGAGCTGGGTTTGTTGAAACAGTGGTGTAGCTATTAGCTGGATCCACAAAGGGAGTAGCAACTCTTCCAAACTCAGCTTGTACACCATCTACGTAAAATACTTTAACTCCCGATCCAGCTTGAGACAAAGAAATTGTAATATTAAATTGTGTCTCCCCAACTTCAGCAATTCTAGTAACATCAATACGTGTCCAAGAAGAAGCGTTTGCATTAGAAACTCTAAAAGAATTCACTGCTTGACCAGAAGTACTTATTGAGTACAAACCTGCTACATTCTTAACATAAGCAGATACAACTACATCTTCTCCACCAATACAAGCGCCTCTTGGGTAATAAACTGTTGTAGAAATACTCCCGCCACCAGAAGCGGATACGTTTCCACGTTTTGTTCCAAATAAAGGGCCAGAAGTTACAGAGGTTAAGGTAGTTCCCGCCGCAGCAACCCACTTACTTGTATCATCAAATGAAGAGTTTGTAACCATGTTTAGCTGGTTTCTAGAATCCCAAGTGCAATCGGAGCTAGGATAAAAAACGTTTAAATTTGGATCCTCAGGAAGAACCCCACCATCTCCTTGGAAGTAATCTTTTACAGTAGGTGATTCAACCATCATAACTGAATCTACGTAAAAAATATCTCCCTCTTCTGCATCTGGAAAATAAACAGAAGACTTTACAAGCGGGTTACTGTAGTCCTGACCAATTACAGGGGATACGCCATAAGCTGAAATACGAACTGCACTTGCGCTCAAAGCTGTCGATTCACTGTCTACATAGTAGGGATCTATTGGGTAATATTTACCATCTTCATCAGATAAAACTTTTACTTGATCCTCGTAAGATTGCGGAGAAGAATATTCTAATCTAACTACTGCGTGCTTACCCACAGGACCACTTACGTGGAAAGAAACATTGTACGGAGTTCCAGGCGTTACCGTTTGCCAATCAGAAATTAAAGCAGTCATTCCATCTGAAAGAGCAGTAACTTTAGCTACAGCAGTGCCAAAAACTTTTGCTGTAGCTGGTGGGTTAAAGTCTTGTACTAGTTCAGAGTTAAAACTTTTCCACCAGCTAGTTCCAGAATCAAAGCTTGGGTTAAGTGTATAATTTTCTAGATCAGCTTCAATATTCACTTTAATGAGTCGAGCATCCTCATACTCATAACTTGGAAGCAATCCAGAATTAGTAAAACCTAAATTGTTTGCTTCTCTAAAATCAAATATATCAAAAAGATACTGTTTATTAGCTGAAGATGCCTGTATAGATATAACAAGCTGTGCATAAACCGCATTTGCAGGTGCAAGGGCACCATTACTAATACCTTCAGATATAGATCTAAATTCTTGCCATGCAGTTGTTGTAGTAATTGATGTTCCGGAAGCTGTTGTAGACAAGGTTGCACCAGATTTATCAATCCATTTAATTGAAATACTTACTGTACCGGTGTGAGTTAAGTGCCTTACCCAACCTTTAAATATATATCTTTTTCCAGCAGTAACTGGTATTGAAGTTGTTGTTCCTGAACCTAAAGTAATGGTTTTTACTGCGGTAGCATTTGGAACAGCAACTCCAAATCCAGATTGTCTTAAAGGCCAGCTTGTTCGTGTTAAAGGGGTTGTTGGAGGTACAATTGCTACGCCTAGTACTGCTAATGAAGTTGTATACGGTTGATACGTTATTGTTCCCCCTGAAGAATCAAACGCCCAACGACCAGCACTTTCTTCAAAAGAAGCATCATTATAATCTAAAAATAAATTTCTTCCAATTTCTACAGAAGTACCCCAGTGAGTTAAAGCAGTTGCATAAGTTGATATGCCAGAGCTAGTGCCTTTAAGCGCATTTACAAAGTTTCCGCTTCGATATAAAGAGCGATGATACGTATCTCCTAAAGAAGGTTCGTATAAAAATCCTAAATCTGTGACTTTATTTTTTAATAAAAGCGAAGGAATGTTTTTTGGATCGGCGTATGATTGCAACAAAGAAGCTTGAGTGCGTAATTTATCGTACTCAAAACCATAGGCATCAATTACAGCGCTTAACGCAGTGTCTTCTGCTTCTCCAATGGCATCGCCAACTCCATTTGATTCATTTAACCAAGCTGCGGGCAGCCATTTTTTAAAGTAATCTTGAGTATTAGTTTGTCCTACTGTGTTTACTACAGTACTTCCACAGTTAATCCATTTACTATTGCTATAAGAAACAATATTGCCTGAGTTATCTTGTTCAGCTGTAAAAATCCAGATAGTGTATGTAATTTCATGGTTTTGTATCAAAGATTCATCAGAATCTATGTAAGTAAGCCTAAAGTCAGAGGGTAAAACTCCAGAATCTAATACGGTTCCCACATAAGGGTTATCTGGGATACCTACATAACTTCTTATTAATTTCCAAGCAATAGGGATGTAGGGAGCATCAGCAGGGTCGTTAAGGATAGTTTTCCAAGTTAAAGAAATAGTTTGATAGTCATATGACCAGCCAAAAATACCAGAAGAGTAATATAGACGGTTAGCGTCTACTTCACCGTACTTTGGTATTCCATACGTACCAAAACCATATTTAGCCATTTGTTATGCCCCTAAAAGTTTCTTACATACCTGCAAGTAGGAACGGACTAAACTGGTTTCCTTTTGCAATAGTGTTTGCCTCAGTCGCTGTAGTATTCAAAGAAGTATACTCTGAGCTACCTACATACAGAACGTTTGCAGTTCCAACCTTAGGAAAACCATCAAAGTTAATATTAAAGTTAAGAGTGTTAGTAGCGTTTCTTGCTTCAAGAAGGTTAGCCGAACCAGCGGTAGTTTTTAAACCTAAGCCAATACTTCCTGACGCAGGAGAGATAGTATCTCCACTTTTCTTAAAATATGGGGATCCAACAACCCCGCTCACTAATCCAGCCTCAATATTTGCTAAACGACCGCTTACTGTAGACCAAGAAGTTGTTTGAGCAAATGTTCCAGAATAAGTAGATACTAAAGCTTGGTTTCCAAGGGTAACTTCTATAGCGCGTACTTCATCTTGAATAACGTTTACGTGGTCCGCAAATACGGTATCTATAAGGTCAACCTTGTTGGTAAAAGTTCTTACCGAGGAGGGGTACTGTGCTGGCATGTTGTTACCTATCTATTGGGATTAGTCTATTTTCTAGTATGTTAGGGGAGATGTCATGACAAACCCCCCGTTACGTTGATTATTAGGTTGGCTGTCTGAAGAACTGCGATACTTCCTGTAGAAAGCACTACTCCAGAGGTTTGTACTGAGGCGCCATTATCTGTATTAAATTTAGTAACGTTTACGGAAATTACTCCGTTTACTCCCTGGGCTTTTGCAATAATTGCAGAGAAAGCAATTGTTTGTCCAAAATTAACTGTTTCATAAGAAAACAATCCGCCTGGGTTAATAAAAGCAGCCCTAATGTTTCTTGCAACCTCTGAGTTTCTATAAGACGATACAGCTGTAACATTTAATGTTACATAAAAATCAGTATAGGTTGGTTGAATAATAGCTAAGGTTGTTCCCGCAGGAATTTTAGAGGACATGTAATCTTGGATATCCGCGGCAACAGAAGTCCAAGTAGCGGTGGGTGAACCACTTAAAATTCCAGGAGTTACTGTACCGTCGTTTTGAGTTTGAAGGTATAAATTAACTAAACTATAAACAGAAGAGGCTGCTTTTACTCGACCTACTTGAGATACTAAACTTGCTAAAGCTTCGTAATCTTTTAAAGTAACCGCCCTACGTTGAGCAGAAATAGCGTTCTTTACTTTACTTCTGATTTGAGTATTATCATCACCATCGGCTCCACCATAACTTGCAGATGGGTTGCTTACTGAAATATACCCTACAACTTCTGGGGTATTGTTACCCGGAATAAAAGTTACTTCTTCAACTGTGCTTGAAGCAAGATTTCCAGAAACACCTGCACTTACCTTGTATAGTGCGCTGATTACTTGACCGTATGGAGGAATAGATCCATTTACTCCGTCTCCAAATACTACTGCGGTATATCCATTTTCATCAATACTTGTAGTAAACACGAGTGCCTGTGGACCGTACTCAGATAGCGTGTCTACGAACGACCAAGGAGCAAACGCTTCTCCCTGACCTACGTACACAACAATGGAAGAGTCAACAATGTTTTGTTCAAGAAGTTGAAATTCTTGATCAGCAGTTCCCGCAGAAGTTCCTAGGTTAACTGGCAAAGGTTTATTTGTAGTAGCACTAATTAAGTCTGGTCTATCTGTGTTTACTGTTTTTCCTTCTTTTGCAAGAAGTGTTACGTTGTCTCCAGCTGCAAGCTGTACTGCACTTTCAACAGTTTCAAAATAAACTTCAGTATAGTCACCATAAAGCAAAGTTGCTAAAACTTGAGTCCCAACCGGAATGTCAATTGAGCCGTCACTTAAGTTCTCAAATCGTAAAGATACTGTTGCTGGGGTTGGCCCTGATACACGGTACCCATATAGCTTTCCTAAATCCACTAAAGTTTTTCTTCGTGCAGCGGTGTCAATAGACAACTCGTTTGCAATTCTGTCAATGTAGTAGGACATTACGTCGCCCATATAAGCAAAAGACTCCAAAATAGCGGTACCTAAATCACTTGGGTCATCCGCATTCCAGTTGTACCCTGTACGAACATTTACAAGACTTGTTAAATCTGTAACCAAAGAGTTATAGTCTCTTGAGGTATAGTCAATTTGGGAAGGAACTTCATTACTCATTTTTCATCACCTCGTTGTAGTCGCGTCAGGATTAAGAGTTGTACTTAGTACGTTTACTGCTGTAGCTGTAAAATCTGGCAAAACAATGTTTATTTCAACCCCTACTCGACCAGAGTCATCAAGCGTATTTATATTTACTGCCGAAACCTCTACCTCAGGTATCCAGGTAGCAATAGCTGAACGAATTGCTTGATCTATAGCTTTCATAGCATCGCCTTGGTTCTCAAACATTGCCCTTGCAACATCTGTTCCGTAGGTAGGTCTCATAGGTCTTTCTCCCTTAACTGTTGAAATTAAGGTGAGCACCCGGTCTTGATAAATTTTTGTTTGATTTTCGGTAGTCTCTACAACACCAAAAGGATCAAAAGTATATGGAAAAGAAATAGCTCTCATTTAGGTTCCTGTACTCCTACCCATACCGGTTCGTTTACTAATCCCGCAACAAACATTACCCATACTTTTTGCCCCTTTTTTGGAAGCAATCTGTGAAGAGTATGCTCTTCAGTAGCGCTAATATCTGTAGCATCATTCCACTTTTTTGTGGTATTCGCGGTTGTTTTGTGCGGATGCTTTAGGGTACCAGCCCCTGCCTTTGCCACCACAGTAAGCGCAGGTACAGTTACAGAGTGGGTGTGGGCTGTTCCCGCTGAAGCCGCCCCTGAAGTAACTGTGGCTGCTGTGGTAGTTAGTAGTGCAGCTATTTGAGCAGCGGTATGTTCTTGATGGTCGGGGTGGTTTGAGTTGACTGTTATAGGCAACAGCGGTTTAGCCCAGTTTGTAATTTCTTTTCCAGTAACGGTTACAGATAACTTTATGCGACTCTTTTTTAAGGGGTCGTTTATATCTACCACTGTTCCCTCATACAGACCAAAGAATCTAGGCCTACCTTGAGGATCCAACATGTAGTCAACATCATCGTTTTTAGTAGCCATTATTTTGCCACCCAACTAGTAGTTCTTTTTACTGACGAAAAGTCAGGGATATCGTCTTTATAAATATTAGGTTCATAAATAGTGGGGGCAGCTGGGGCATATGCTGCTGGAGCTACCTTGCTTGATTTTGCATAGTCAGCAGAAGATTCAATATTGCCCGCGTTTATACCAAAGGAATAATCATTAAGCATAGATGGGGCTGCATCTAAGGACTGCTCCGCAAGCTCTGCAGCAAAGTCCCTTACCTCTGTATTTGTACCTATAGTAGTCGACACGTCCCCTAGTTTATCGGTACCTAAGAGTACTTCTAGCTGGTAGGCAGCGTTTCCACTCCCAAATATATGATCTACTCGCAATACTGTCCAATAACCTGACATGCCTTGAGACAACTTATCTAGGTAGATAAGTTGACCTACTTTTACAGCAGCATTTCCAGCTAATACTGCAACACCGCGATATTTATATCGATTAGTCTCTGCCCTGTCTGAGGCAATATATTTTGCGTCAGATAAGGTTGTAGCACTTTCAAAAGGAAGATGCTTTAAAAAAGTAGATTTATTAGTTGTAGAAGAGTGTGTTGATGCCATTAAATTTCTCCATCTAAATATGCTTGGCTAGGAGTTACTGCTCCCAGAGTTGACTTTGAACCAGGCTTAGACGCATGCGTAGTGCTTATAGGGGCATCTGTAGTTTGATGAATTCCGCTAACAACTCGATCTACCGTAGCTCCAAACATGTCAGGGGCCTCATCAGAAATAAATGGTTTAAAGCTGTAGATAGTTCCAAATTGAGAAGCTACTGTAGAAGAGGGGTTTATGTCTTCTACATAAAAATAAGGAGCAGAAAGTTTGCTGGAAGAGGTAAGTTTATCTTTTGACATAAAATAAATTGTTGTTTTTTCCGTTTTTAATGCAAAACCAGTCTGTTTTGCTAAACTTCTTAGTAGTTGCCAATCGCTTTGTCCAGCTTGAGCAATAGAAGAAAATACTCTTGGGTGCCGTTGTGTTACGGCTTTTAACCCATACTTAGCAGCAATTTTTGAAACCACTGTATCAGCAGTTACGCTTTTATAGATTTTTTGATCGGTATTTTTTAGTAAATAAGATGGGGACACACAATAAATCTCGGTATCGTTGTCCTCTAAAGTGGTAGGTTTAATACTGTGTACATACCCAACAAAAGTAGATTGCTCTAAACCGCTGCTCCACGTAAAAGTAACTGGGTCTCCAGAAACAACTGTAGAGTCTTGTTCATTTACTTTTCCAGCAAACTTTAAAACAAGTATGTCGTGAGCATCCATTTCTTGAGTCAATTTTGCACTTAATAATACTAAGGGAAAATCAGGAGATTTTTGAAAGGTAACTCTACGTAACGTTGGTCTTTCAATAGGCAAAATTGCTTTAGGGTTTTTGTTTAAAGGAATAGCCATATTAACTCCTTGGAATTCTTATGACTGTTCCTTCTTTTATTGAGAAGGGGTCTTCAATGTCTGGATTAATATCCATAATTTTCCACCACAAAGTACCACTTCCTAGGTAAATGTCCGCTAGGTAATCCATGCGGTCACCTTCAACCCAAGTGTAGTTAATGTA